ATGCTGACCCTGCCATACATTGCCACCCCGACCGATTCGGGCAATGATGAGATGGAGATTGTCTTCACCTGATCCGCGTGGCATTTGTCCTTAAGCAGTCGGACTCCTACACCTGGCCGGTGAGCATCAAGCTCCCGGCCAACGGTGGGAAACGAGAGCGGCAGACATTTGATGCTGAGTTCAAGCGGCTGGCCCAGAGCCGCATCAATGAGATTCAGCGCGAGGTGCAGCTGCGCGTCAAGGCCAACGAAAAGGGTGAGGACACTGGCGAGGGCATCAGCGATCAGAGCATTGCAGATGAGATCCTCGTGGGATGGGATGGCATTGTCGATGGTGATGGTGAGCCCGTGCCATTCAGCAATGCCGTGAAGGCACAGCTATTGGATGTGCCGATGATGGCCGGCGCATTGGTTGCTGCCTACTTCGAGTCGCTGGTGGAGCAGAAGAGAAAAAACTGATCGGGGCCGCTGAGCATTGGCTAGGTGGCATGGAAGTTGACGACACAGCAAAGGATGCAGCTGTGTTCGGCATCGAACCACCACCGAGCAAAGCGGCCGTCAACTTCGAGGTGGAGCCAGACGCATGGGCAGCCGTGCGTGTGTTCCTAAAGGTGCAGACGCAATGGCGTACTGATTCAGGTACCATGATCGGCCTCGACTATGGCGCCGTGCGCTGGGTGTTTGATCTGCTGCAGATCGATGATCCGGCCGAGGTTCTAGGTGATCTGCAGATCATCGAGGCTACAGTGGTTGCAGCAGTCAACAAGCGCAAGAAATAGCCATGGCGCTGGACATGACAACCGCCCTGACGATCAGGGCCAAGGTTGACGGTCTGGCGCAGATTGATGGTTTGACTCGTTCGCTTGATAAGGCGAACAATCAAGCCAGTGGCTTGAGTGGTGCATTCAGCAAGCTGGGCGGAATGGCCAAGAATGCCGGCATCGCCATTGCCGGTCTCGGTGCTGCTGCAGTTGGCGGTCTTGCGGTGCTTGGCAAGAACGCGATTGATGCAGCAGACAATCTCAACGATCTGAGCCAACGCACTGGTGTTGGCGTTGAGACGCTCAGCAAGTTTGGCGCAGCAGCAGAAGATAGCGGCAGCAGCATCGAGGAAGTCGCCAAGGCGATGGGCAAGTTGTCGAAGGGGATTGTTGATCCATCTTCAAAGGTCAACGAAGCCTTGAGATCGATTGGCATCAGCTCGACCGATACACAAGGCAAGATCCGCAGCGTTGATCAGGTGATGCTCGACATTGCCGACAAGTTCAGCAAGCTGCCAGATGGTGCGCAGAAGACTGCTCTGGCTATGGAAATCTTCGGCAAATCAGGCGCCAACCTGATTCCGATGTTGAACGGTGGCCGCGAGGCGATGAGTCAATATTCAGCGACCATCACTAAGGAGATGGCTGAGGCTGCCGACCGATTCAATGATGCGATCAATATGATCATGCGTGAACTGGCGGGGCCGTTTAATCAGGCGATTGCAGCCTCACTGCCATACATCACGCAACTGGCGCAGCAGCTTGGTGCCGCATTGCCTGGGGCGATTGCAGCCTTAGTTCCAATCTTGACTGGCTTTGTCAGCACACTGGCTCAGATCGGCCAGTGGTTCGCCACGCTGACGCCGCAACAGCAAGGATTCGTAGCCGGCGCTGCTGCACTCACAGTGGCCTTCATCGCATTGGCGCCTGCCATCACAGCAATCGTCACAGTACTGACTACGTTCGGCCCGCTAGTGGCTGGCATTGCTGCAGCGATTGTCGGAATCCCTGCTGTGATCGCCGGCTGGGCTGGTGCCATTGGTCCACTGGTGGCTGGCCTTGGCAGTCTCGGCCAGATACTGGTGGCGGTGTTCAGCGGCCCAGTTGGATGGGTGGCGCTTGCTGTTGCTGCTGGCGTAGCGATCTACGCCTTCCGTGATCAGATCGGTGCAGCGTTTCAAGCGATTGGCGGATTCATCGCTGATGCAGCGATGGGATTCAAGACGGTCTTCATCGATCCCGTGATCCAGCTTGGGCAGCAGGTCATTGATTTCTATGCCAAGCCATGGATTCAGATTTTTCAATTTCTCAAGCAGCCATTCGAGCAAGGCTGGCAGTGGATTCAGCAGAACTTCATCACGCCGTTGCAGAGCGCCTTCCAGCAGTCGGTGCAGTTCATCCAGAACGCATGGGCCGGGATGCAACAGATCATTGCAGCACCATTCACTGCAGCCCTTGGCATTGTGAAGGGCGCATTGAACGGCATCATGGCCGCGATTGAAGGCGGCATCAATGGCGCTGTGGCAGGCATCAATCGATTGATTGCCGCAGCTAACCGCGTTCCAGGCGTCAAGATTCCACAGGTGAGCCCTGTCAAACTGCCACGTTTTGCCGAGGGTGGCGTTGTCAGTGGCCCAACCATTGCCATGGTGGGTGAAGGCGGTGAGCCGGAATACATCGTGCCGCAATCCAAGGCCAGTGGCTTTGCCGCTAACTGGATGGCCGGCAAGCGTGGCGCAAGCGCCATCCCTCGCTTTGCTGAGGGTGGCGTGGTTGTGCCCAGCAGCGCCAATGTCAGCATTCAGACTGGCCCGGTGATGCAGATGAATGGCAGCAATTATGTGACCACGCAAGATCTAAGTCGTGCCGTACAGGCTGGCGTTAATCAAACGCTCAGGCTGATCGCAGGCGATGGCAGCGTGCGCCGCCAGCTAGGGATAGCCTGATGGCTTATCACGATCTGCTGTGCTTCCTTGAATACTACGCTGATCGCAGCAGCGTGTACGATCCAAGCACAGGGAAGCGTGCACCAACACGCCGCTGGCAGAACTTCTATCAAGTGCCGCAAGATCTATCAACAGTTGACAACGCTGTGCAAGGCACCTTTGTATATATCCCATTTAGTGCCTCTGGTTTCACCTTGAAATCAGCCAACAGCATTGGCGAGCTATCGATTGAGATCGCGGCAACTGGTGACATCATCGATCTGACCGACACAGCCATTGGCGCCAATCGGCTGGTCATCGCTTCGCTTTATTTGCAGGATGCCGGCCAGGATCAGCTGGATCCTGCTAGCGCTACGCTTGTCAGCCGATACATTGGTGGCATCGATGGAGCCGAAGTGAACGACACATCAGTCACTTGGGCTATTACGCCAGTAATCGACAAGACAAAGCCACAGATCCCAACGCGCAAGGTGGCATCTGATTTGATTGGGAGGTTTGTTGGGCAATGACAATGCAGGTGCTTGCCGTGAATGTTGAAGTGCAGTGCTGCGATGGCACAACGCATCAGGGCGTCAGATTGGCCGTTGACGGCACGCGGCGTCTTTATCTTGCGGCTGATGACACGGAAATCAGCGACGTGCAGACTGTGACACAATGCACGGCCATTGTTCCTCCAATGATCTTGGCAGCAGCATTGCATCATTGCAAGGAGTGTGAGCAATGACTAATTCAGCCTATAACCGTGGACCACAGATCAATCAGCAAGTAATGCCTGCAAAGGCACCGCCAGGACAGCGTGGTCCACAGGGTGCAGATGAAGTTTCCGATTGGGTAGTCAAGGAGCAGAATCGATTAAATCCTGGGCAGACTTGGGCAAAGCGTCCATCTGGCTCTGGAAGTGGATGGATTGTCTATCGCGTAAAAGATGGACAGCAAGGTGCTGCTCAACAAAAGGGCTCACCCAATCAAGCCATATCACAACGCGACAAATCACCAGAAAACCGCAAGACACCTAGCGCTGATCTAGGTGCTGAACAGCGCATCGCGACAGCTGGCGAAACCGTGCCGATTGTGTTCGGCAAGCGCATGAGTGGCAATGGTGGTGTGTGGGTGCAGCCATCACTGGTGCGTGCTGGTTCAAGTTTTTTTGTGGGTAGTTTTCTGTTTCCCGTCAGTCAAGGGCAGATTGTCAGCAGCCCAGTGAAGCACCGCACATGGGTTGGCCTGCGCAACATGGCGTTTCTGGCTGATCAAACGATCACGATCAGCGCGATTTACAACAGCGCTGCCACGCTAGCCGCCAATCCTGGCACGTGCCCAATCATTGGCAACGGTCTCTATTGTGGCAATGAGACCTACAGCTATTTGGGTCAACTGATCACTGGGTCTGGAGAAGCTGTAGATCGTCAAGACTGGCCTACCAGCTATTCAGGTGTGCGCTACGTAGCACGCGGCACTGGCAATACAACCAACTCGGCGGTGCTCGCTACTTACGAAGTCTACGACAACGTAACAGGTGCAGATCTGACAAGCGCCTTCTTTTCGTATCTTGGCGTCCCCTCTAGCACGCAGTTCGCATTCAATGTTGACGCCAACTCAAGCGGCACGATCTTTGGAGGCTTTGCTGTTGGTGTTGTTCAGGACTACATAGGTGGCACCAACCTCCGGCCAGGCGTGGCTACTGGATTCTTTATCGATCCAGTATTTGCAGCCATTGGTGCAAGTGCTGGTGGCGCGACATTCAAGATCATTGGCGCAGGCGTCAATAATCAAATCAATCCAAGCAATCCAGCCAGTACTGGGACACTGGATGGCGTCCAGCCTGAATGGACAATTAGTAAGTACGCTGATCCAGCCAGCACGCCAACGGCCAATAACTCAGCGTTTGCAGATATCACTTTTCTGAAGGTTGTTGGAGACATCTACGATCCACCGGAATCTGGATCGTATCCAACCACGCCACGTCAACTGTCGGTTTACTACGAGCAAGGCATCAGCGTTGATCTCTATAGCGTCGGCCTTGTCGGTGGCGTCTACACGCAAGGTGCCAGCAACCAGCTGGTCGACTTGGCGATGTACCTCTTCACGATCTACAAGCGCACGAGCAACACTGATCCTGATGTGGCGGCGCCGATCTACACCGGCAACATGGAGGATCTGGCCACGTTCTGCGATGAATACAGCCTGCACTTCAATGGTGTGATCTCAGACTATTTGAACATTGTTGAGTTCCTTGGTGAAACTGCGCCCTACTTCCTGCTCTCTTTCCAATCCAATGGCGGTCAGTATCGATTTGAACCGCTATTGCCATTGAACGGCAGTCAAGAGATTGATACAACAGCGCTCACGCCAGCAGCTACATTCACAGAGGATGAGATCCTGCCAGGCTCATTTACCAAGATGTATGTGCCAGCAGCCGACAAAACCGACGTGACTGCCACGGTGCTCTATCGCCTCAACAATCCCGAGGCCATTGGAACACAGCAAAGCGTGCAGGTGCGTTATAGCGGCGTGAGCCTTGACGCGCCGGTTGAGCAGTTTGATATGTCGGACTTTTGCGCCAACCGTGATCATGCCGTGATCTACGCCAAGCACTACCTGGCCCGGCGTAAGTATTCAGTGCATTCCATCAGCTTCGCCACGCCACTCTCGACCGCTGGCCTGAAGCCCACCGACGTGATCAAAATCGAGCGGCAGCGGATCACTAGCACTGGCGACAACCGCACGGAGATTGAGTGGTATCAGATCACCACCATTCAGCATCAGACCGATGGCACCACCAGTATCGAGGCAGCCCAGTTCCCGGTGAATGGCAGCGACATTGCACGCATCAGCAATGATGTGCTGAATGGCACCTTTACAGTGGTGTGATGGCCACCTTCCCTGCGCTGGCACCACGTACACGTTCGCTCTCATTGGGCGATATACCGCAGCAGCAATATGTGGGCACCAGTGGCGGTGAAGTGCGATTTAAGCAGGGCAACTCCTACATCGCTCAAACGCTCAGCATCGGCTATGAGTATCTGACCGAGGCTGAGGCCCAGCTGTTGCTCGATCACTATGCCGGGCAGGAGGGCAGCCTGATCCCTTTCGATCTATCCGCTGAGGTATGGGGCGGCTACACCACGCCGCCAGTCAGTTCAGCCAGTTACCAATGGCGCTATACCGGGCCATTCGGCGTGGATATCGCAGCGCCAAGGCGATACAACATCAGCATCGAGCTTGAAACGGTGCCGATCTAGCCATGACCTTTCCTGCTCTGATCCCATCGGCTCGCGTCTACACACCTGGCGATGTACCGCAGCATCAGCAGGTGACGCTATCGGGTGTCAACAGCGGCTATAGGCAAGGCAACCGCAGAATCGGGCAGACGCTGCAGCTGGCATTCAACAACATCAGCGAATCAGATCTGAACCTGATCAAGGCTCACTACCTAGATCGGCAAGGCACATTCGATATCTTCTTTCTGTCCACTGAAGTGTGGAACGGCTACACCACGCCCCCGGTTCCACTGCTGAGTGATTACGCCTGGCGGTATGCCGGGCCACCAGTCATCACGGATGGATCGTGCGATCTATGGAGCGTTGAACTTGAGCTGACCACCTATGCCATTGATCTGAGCGATTTGATCATTGATGGCCTGTCGGCAGCTGCCACACCAGCCCGCGATTATATTGTTGACGGTGGTGCAGCGTCTGCCACGCCGGCACGCGACTATGTGATCAACTCCGGTGCAGCAACATGAGTATCACTCTCACAGCCCTTCAGAAACAGCGCCGCGATACTGCCGCCAACTGGACGGCCGAGAATCCAACGCTGCTGGCTGGCGAGATTGGTGTTGAGAGTGATACCGGCTACTGGAAGATCGGCAACGGCAGCACCGCATGGAACAGCCTCGCCTACCTGGCCGGCACCAAGCTGAGCGCCTATCCGTTGGTGAATGCGGATATCGCCAGCAATGCTGAGATCGCCGTCAGCAAACTGGCCGATGGCGCAGCCAGGCAACTGCTGCAGACCGATGCGGCTGGCACTGGTGTTGAGTGGGCCAGCAATATCGATGTGCCGGGCACGCTCGACGTGACGGGTGCGGCCACGTTTGACAACAACGTCATCATTCAAGGCGATCTAACGGTGAATGGCACCGAAACGATCATCAATACTCAGACGCTGGACGTTGAAGATAAAAACATCGTCATCGGCAAGGTCACCACACCATCGGATGTAACGGCCGATGGTGGTGGCATCACACTCAAGGGGACCACCGACAAAACGATCAGCTGGCTCGATGCCACAGATGCGTGGACGTTCAGCGAGCACGTCAATATCGCTAGCGGCAAGGAATACCGCATCGCGGGCACCAAGGTCTTGGACGCCACCAGCCTGGGTAGTGGCGTCATCGGTTCCAGCCTCACTAGCCTCGGCACCATCAGCACAGGCACTTGGCAGGGCACTGCTGTTGTCGCCGCCTATGGCGGGACCGGGCAGACCACCTATACCGATGGCCAGCTGCTGATCGGCAAGACTGATGGCACGCTTGCCAAGGCAACGATTACGCAGGGTTCTGGCGTCACTATCACTAATGGCGATGGCAGCATCACGATTAGCGCCACGGGCACGGGTGGAACCGTCACAAACGTAACGGGCACCGCTCCGATCAGTGTGGCGAATGGCACCACCACGCCAGCAATCTCTATTGCAACAGCAAGCACCAGTGCGGCGGGTGCAGTTCAGCTGACTGATTCCACCAGCAGCACCAGCACAACGACAGCAGCAACGCCAAACTCAGTCAAGTCGGCGTATGACCTAGCCAATGCAGCGCTGCCCAAAGCAGGCGGCACGCTTACGGGCGATGTAACCCTCAACGCTCAATCTGATCTGCGCTTTGCGGACGCGGATAGCAGCAACTGGGTTGCATTCCAAGCTCCGGCAACTGTCACCAGTAACGTCACTTGGACCCTGCCCAGCGCAGACGGAACCAGCGGGCAGGTGTTGCAGACCAATGGGTCAGCAACCCTGAGCTGGGTTTCACCCGGTGGTACCTATACGATCACAACCACGGCGACAAGCAAAACGTTAGCCAACCGTGAGAGATGTACGGTTACAGCTGCCACTCAAACCATTACACTCCCAGCAAGCCCTTCAGCAGGTGATGAAGTGACCATTTCGATTGCAGGCACTTTTACCGATACAGTAATTGCCCGCAACGGCTCAAACATTATGTCTCTTGCTGAAAACATGACCGTAGACAAAGCAAACGTCTCGGTCACTCTTTACTACGTTGATGCCACCCGTGGCTGGAGGATTATCTGATGTCTACGCTTACTCAGTTTTTTGGTGGTAGCGGTGGTTCTGGTATTCCTGTTGAGCTTCTTGTTGTAGGTGGTGGCGGTGGTGGCGCTGCTAACAGTGGTCAAAACTATTACGCAAATGCAGGAGGCGCAGGCCGTCTGAATTACGGCATCTGCTCCGTGCCGCTTGGTTTTTACTCCACTATTACTGTTGGTGCCGGAGGGGCTGCTGCTGCAGGCAACACAGGCTCTGATGGCTCTACATCGTCGGCTTTGTTTAGTTTTGCTGGTGGTGGTGGTGGTAATGGTCGTACAAATGCGCCCGGTATTCTCGGGTCTATTACTGGTAGCACTGGCAATGTGAGTGCAAGCTTTTCCGCGTTGTTCTCTTCGTTGGCAAACATTGGAGGCGCTGCCACTGCAAGTTCTAGCGGAGGAGCAGGTGGCCCTGGCAATGGCATCACCGCTGGGGCTGGCCTGGCTCTTGACATCACTGGTAGCTCTGTAACTTACGCCGAAGGTGGTGCAGGAGCTTCTGCTGCGTATGGGGGAGGTGGTGCAGGTAACGCCAATACTGGCAGTGGCGGAGGAGGTTGTGGCCCATATACGTATGTGGCTAACACTGGAGGGTCTGGCATAGTCGTTATCGCTTACCCCAACACTTTCGGTGCCGCAACTTGTACAGGTACGTACAACGAACCCACCCGCTCTGGCTACCGCGTCTACCGCTTCACCGGTAGCGGAACAATCACCTTCCCCGCTTCGTAGCCATGGCACACTTCGCAGAACTAGATGCTGACAACAAGGTTCTCCGCGTTGTTGTTGTGGGGAACCAAGACTGCCAAGACACCAGCGGCCAGGAATCTGAATCCGTTGGCATTGCCTTCTGCCAGTCATTGTTTGGCGCAGACACTACTTGGGTGCAGACCTCCTACAACGGCAACATGCGAGGCAAGTACGCCGGCATTGGCGACACCTACGACGCACAGCGGGATGCGTTCCTTGCGCCTCAACCGTTCTCATCTTGGGCGCTGAACGAGAGCACGCTGCAATGGGAGCCCTCGGTGCCAATGCCTGACGATGGCCAGTTGTATCAATGGGATGAAGATGCTGGCGACTGGGTGCTGAGCTGATGGCTGTCAAATCCAAGACCGGCACCGCGCGGATTGACCACCAGCCAGGGCCGCCAAAAACCACACGGTCTGGATTCGGCCAGCACTCACGCCCGCGCCGCCGCGGCAAGAAACCCTTACGCGGTCAGGGTCGGTAAGCTGAACAGGTAGCCCCATGGCGCCATGATCGAAGTCATCGCCGCCATCGCTGGCGCTTCAATCTCAGTTGCAGCCATGGGTGCTGCTGGTTTCAGCCGCAAATCTGATGAAGCCCGCGAGGCCGTAATCCG